CCTGGTCGGTGTAGGACGTGGTGATGACCGGCGTAGTGGCACCAATGGCCGTGCCTGCGACGACGCAACCGAGCTTGACGTCCTTTCCATTGTTGAACCGGGTCGGCTTCGCCGCCGCGTTCGACAGCGTGGTACCCGAGCCGGTGGTGACGACGCAGGAGGGGTAGATATAGAGGAGGTCAATAAGCTTGGCGATCCCCGGGACGACAGTCGCCGCGGGAGTGATCGCCATCATGGCGAGCAGGTGACGCGTATCCGTCGTCACGTTGACAGGCGAGATTGGCAAGGCGCCAGGGGACGACGCATCGCGCGCGATGCCAGCGCCCGCGGTGCCTGTCAGCAAACCAATGCCGCCCGTGCCGTTCGAGATCGCGAAGGCCTCGTGCCAGCGGCCCGCGGCCGAGGTGGCGCCTGTGTTGATGATGCGGTTGGCGGTGAGTCGCTGCTTCTTGCCGAGAGACATCTCCGAGATCAGATCGTCAAAACCACTGAATGCCATAGGATCACACCAAGTTGAAGTCGAGCGTGCCTGCCGCGAACTGCGGCTGGACGTTCAGGTTTACGACGAGCGACGAGTTCAGGGCGGTGTACTCGATCACCGTCCCAACGCCCGACGCGGCGGCACCGAGCGAGACATGCGTCACGGTGATGGGGAACGACCCAGCGGTCGGATTGCCGAACTGGATCAGAGCATTGTTATCCGACGCGCCACCCGACGCGGCGGTGAAGTCGCCTGAGCTCGTGCGTACCACAGCGACTCGGGAGTAGCCGGTGTAGGCGACTTCGTTGGTTGTCTGGTCGCCACCTGCACCGATGGTGCCAGTGTGCAGTGCAAGGTAGAGTGTTCCTACCCCATCCCAAGACGGCGACACGTTCCGCAACAGATAGTTGAGGATGTCATTGGCGGATTGAGTCGTAAGGGCTGCCATTTTCTTCCTTTCAGGAGTAGTTGAAGCCGGTCACTTTGCCAGCGGTGTAAACGAAGGTCTTGACTAGGGCGATGCCGCCAGGTGTCGAGCCGGAAAGCGTCACGCTGGAAAGCCCATCGACCCCATAGGCAAGCGTCTTCGTGATCCCGCTGGCGTAGTTGATGGAGGTCAACTGGTCGCCAGTGTAGTTGAAAGTCGCGTCCGTTGCGGACAAGTTCTTCGAGATCGTCTCGAAGCTGTCCGCGCCTGCGCCCACCCCGGGTAGGGTGTCTGTTGCGGGCAGTTCTTGAACCTGCCCGCCGATCAGAACAAGTGGGCGACGCGTTGCCATGTCAGGCCAGCACCACCGCGGTGCCCGAGTCGAAGTTCAAGCTGGTGGCTGCCGTTGCGAAGCCAACCTTCTGGACGACGTTGCCCGAGGCGGACGGCGGCGTCGAAGTGGCAAGGCCTGCCGTGGTCGACAGGTAGAGCGCCCCTGGCGTCAACCCGGTGACCTGCGCGTTGTTCCCTTCGAAGTAGACGATGGCGTTGGCGCCCGACGTCACGCCTGCCAGGACGAAGCCATTGGCCTCCTTGCCCACTGTGGTAGCGTCGGCCTTGCGAACACGCGCGGAGCCCGTGACGTTGTGGATGTTGACGAGGTCGCCCGCGGCGAGGTTCTCGGACGCCTGAATGGACGCCGTGTCTGCGCCGATGCCCGTGGGCATCATGGAGACGTCGAGACGGCCGGACGCATCGAGCGCGGGAATCTTGTCTTCGGCACCGCCGCCGCCGACTTGCGTGGCGATTGCTTCGACGAAGCCGCCGGAGCTATGTTTCAGGAACTTTTCACCTGCCAAGTTTAGTCCTCCTTAGGCCTGCGTGATGGGTGGTAAGAAATCGACATTGATCTTGGTCGGGGCGACAGCCCAAGCAATACGTCGCACGGGTCCGGATGTCAACGGAGTCTGGGTAAGGACTCCTGCTGCACCCAAGAAAACAGGTTGTCCTGGAGTCCAGTTCCACGACGATTCTTCCATAAGTCCTGCCGAGATATAGGTGGCAACGTCACCCAGTGCGGTGGCCCCTGTGGTGACCCCTGCGAGTTCGTCGGCCGTTGATGGACTGCAGTGCAGTCCTTGCACCGTCACCGCACGATGCCCGCCCAGGGCCTCGGCAGCAATCACCGTCGTGGTCGTGCCCGAGGGCCCCTGCGGGCCGATAGCGCCGCGGAAGCCCGTCGCGAGTTCGATGGTCAACGCGTTCCCGCGGACCTCCGACTTGTAGAAGTACAGCTCCGCCGTGATCTTCGTAGCGTCAACCGACGCGATTCTCGACCGATAAAGGTGGAGGTCAGCGGTTATGGTCACGAGATGCGCTCCTCAATGCCCACGGCCGCGGACGGCAGTGACCAGGAGAAGGTGCCATTGGTCAGTCGCACGTCCCAAAGGACGTTCCCAAGGGGCCATGTCGTCGTCTGTTCTTCGACGGTGAACGCCCCACCGGCAGCGTCCGTGACCGTCACGGGGATCGCCATCGTGAAGGATGCGTCTTCCGTCTCGACGGATGAGACGATGGTCGCACCTGTCAGGTCGTAAGGCAATCCGTCCACCTTCAGGACAATATCCACCTTGAACGTGTCGCCTTGCTTGAGCGTGCCGAGAACCTTCATCATGCGCCTCCCGTCTTGCCAGCCGGAGGCTTCGGCACTGCGGGCGGCGCTTTCGGGGGCTGGCCTGGCACGGGTGGCTGCGGGGGCTGACCCGGGATACCTGGAGCGCCCGGGGGCTGCAAGGCAGCGGCGGCAAGGGCCGCGTTGACGCCTATGCCGATCCCGCCGCCTTCGTCCTCGATCAGCTGTTGCTCCTCCTCGAACGTGCGATCCACGGGCGCGACTTCGCCCGACTGCAGGTTTTCGTAGAGTGTCAGGTGCGAGATCGCGCCCGACTGCCAGGTCTTGACCAGCGCGGTGAGCGTGTTGGAATCCATCTTCGTCTCGACCCAGTCGCGGTTCAGCTTGACTTCGACGGCATCCGCGCTGCCCGTGACCCACTCGGCCGCGATCTGAAGGGCTTTCTCGATGCCTGCCTCCGCCATATTGACCACGTTCGCCATAAGCGACATCTCGGAGCGACCGCGCATCCGTGCGGTGTCTGCTGCCTCGTTGCGGCTCTTGCCTTCGTTGATCATGCGCGCACCGAGGGCCGCCATCCGGTCCTCCTTGTCGAGCATCGCCTGGCGCATGGCCTCAATACCCGCACCACCAAATTCAAGGTAGCCACAAGTTGAATTCTCGGGCAGGATCCAGAAGGCGCCCGAGCCAATGGCAGTGGGCTTGTTCTTCTCGTTGATCGCACCCGCGGCCCAAGGAGTGGGCTGGGACGTCAGGAAGAGTGCGTGCTCGTAGTCAGCCGAGTTGCGGTAGTGGCCCAGGTTGACGTCGACCAGGTCGAGCATCGGAGGCTTCTCAACCTCAGGCCGCAAGTCATAGGCGTTGATGAAGACGAAGGGGATCGACTTGAGGGGCTTGCCCCCAACTAGCGGCACGACGGGATCTTCCCGCATCGAGAACGCGGCAGCAACGTCGCCCGCGTGCAGCACGCTGGCAGCGTACCACCGGCGCACCTCGTAGTTGCCATCCACGTTCAGGCACAGCTCTAGGCGCATCTCGCCACCGTCGTCTTCCAGGTCGTCACCGTCGAAGTCGTCCTTGAGTACGACCCGGGTCAGCATACGCTTGCCGTCGATAAACTGGACGCGCCAGTCCATTATGTTCTCAGCGGTATACGTCGCGAGGTAGGGTATCGAAGCAGCGGTCGTGTTGCCCGTCGGGTAGTCGACCAGGATCCCGTAGCGCCCGAGCGCCATCACTTCGTTTACCACGTTCTCGGCCATCACTTCGATTGAGTGACCGTCCGTCGTCGCGGAGTCGAGCAGCGGCTCGAGACGCTTGGGCAGCTCGACTTTGACCGGGTGGCGAAACACCATACCAGACATCCCGCGGAGCGTGCGCTCGACGACGGGATAGTACTGAGAGCGCTCCTTGTAGGCGTCATAGGCCGTCTGCGTCATGCCGTCGGGCTTCTTCAGGTAGTTCTCGCCCTTCGACTTGATCTGATCCTGACCCTCCAGCGCGTCGCGAACGCGGATCCACTGAATCTTGCGGGTAGCGTAGTCGGCATGGACGGAGCTGATATTGCGAGCCATAGAGTTCCTCGTGCTGAGATGCGAGGGCTCCGCCCGTCGGGTGCATCATACGCGCGAGGGAACCTGCTACGCAATGCTGGAAGAAGGTATTGACGGGGTCTAATAACTCGCTTATACGTCGTGAGAGAATACCGCTCACAGCAACGGAGACACGACATGACCTTGACCCTCGACGGCTTTCGCGCAACGAAGCGCAGCGCTGACGACGAGCTTTGGGCAATGCTCGACAACGAAGGCGTTCTGCCTAACGTGTCGCGCGACGATTGCTTCTTCTACGGCAACAAGGACAACGCCTACCTGATACACGTCGAAGGCGGGAAGTTCATGGTTCACGCGTGGTGGTACTCGCCTTTGGGATACGACACGCTCGAAGTGGCTGAAGCGCACCTTTTCGACTGGTACGTCGAACTGAACTGAAACCTCGGGTGGGTCGTTTAAACGGCGCGCCTCAATCAACGGAGACTGACATGCCGAAACCCACCGAACGTACCGAGCATGAACTGAACGTGATGGCGAACGCCGTCGAATGGACCTGCGTCCGCGGTCTGGGTTCCAAGCGCACCGTGACCCGTCACGCATCGCACGCGGAGTGCCTGCAGAAGGCGATCCACGACAAGCACACCATGATCTATGCCGTCGACGCGAACGGGCTGTCCGTCCACGTCGAGAACGTCTGAAAGGAACCAGTAACATGACCTTCGTCCGCCCCAAGCCCCTCATGTTCGCCCGTTCGATGGCTTTCAGCCTCGACTCCTTGCTCTTCAACAAGGAGAAGGAAAAGCGGGCTGAGTTCTATAACCCCCTTGGTCTCCCCTTGCTCTGTGGGATGGTGATCCCCGACTTCCAGCGGGGTCTCGTCTGGTCGGAAGCTCAGCAGGTCAAGCTGATCCACTCGGTGTGGATGGGGATCCCGATTGGCACCTACTCGGTGAACTTCTCGACTGACCCGCTGCCACCTCGCCTGACCAATATCCTGATTGACGGTCAGCAGCGGATCAACGCCCTGCGCGCCTACTGGGATGACGAGATTGCCTACCAGGGCTACCTGTGGTCCCAGCTCTCAGAGCTCGACCATCGGTACTTCCTGCGTGGTTCCTTCCCGCAGATGCGCACCGACTCGAAGGACCTAGGCGAGGTGATGCGCTACTATGAGGTGATGAACTTCGGTGGCACCGATCACACTCAGGACGACGCGGACATGCTGGCCGAGGCCGTGCGCGCCGCGCATCGTCGCGGGGAGGTGTGACATGCAAGTAGCAACGCTCGACGACAAGGAGGAGGTCTTCGTCTTCGAGGACCATGCGGACCTGATCGACTTCCTTGAATGGCAGAAGGAGTGCGTCACCTACGACCTCGGCAGCTTGATCCGAAGTGTTGTGCCCTATGATCGGTGGGACCACTACTACGGGACCTGCATGAGGACGATCCACAGTCTCGCCCTGATCAAGATTCGGTTCGGTAAGGCGGCACCTCTGTTCGCTCACAACCTCGCCCTGACCGAGTACGCGGAGGCCCTGTTCGCGGCCTGGGGCGGTACTCTCGAACGGGGCACCATCCTCGTCGTGAACAAGAACGGCGGGCACCAGGACGTGAGCGAGCAGCGCCTCAGTGCGAGGGTTGAGTATGATCTCACTGCGCCTCAGCGCCTCCACATCGTCGAGGGTAGCAACGTCCTGATTCTCGAGAATGACCCAGAGCTCGACCAGTGGACACTCGCGAACGTGCCGAAGGGCTACTCCTACATCACTGAGCTGCGCAAGTTCTCAGAGACCCAGCTGACTGACGCGATGGCTGCTTTCTGCAGGCAGATCCCGCAGGGCAAGATCTGCACCTTGTTTGTTTACACGACGGGCCTCGACGCGGAGCAGATGAAGTCCTACGTTGAGGTGGCATGTGGCCGTGGCTTCACCGAGTTCGTCTTCGTCGAGTCGGCAGGCCCACAAAGGTGCTTCGACGTCGCGCGCGAACGCATCGAACGCGACCGGAGGAAGTGCTGCATCTTCGATCCTGCGGATGCTGAACTGAGTCGCTGGATGAGTCTAGCGCTACCTAAAAGGGAGTGAAGATACCGCTTTCACCGCATGGTATAACTCGCTTATACGTCGTGAGGGCATACCGCCCGCTATCAACAGAGACTGACATGACCGAAACCTTGACCAACCTCATCGCCATCATCCTCGCCGCCGGTCCCGCTCGCGGTCCTGCCGTCGTCGCGCCGGAAGGCATCTCGTTCTACGATTGGGAACGCCTGACCCAAAACGGCCAACCAGCCAGCCTGTGACTTAACCAGGGACCACAATGGTGTGGTCTCACTACCCCCGAAGGAGAACCACCATGAACGCTGCACGCCGCAAGGAACTGAACGATCTGATCTCCCGCGTCCAAGCCCTGTCCGCCGAGATCGAGTCGATCCAGTCGGACCTCGAGACGCCGAAGGATGACGAGCAGGAGTACTACGACAACATGCCCGAGGGCTTCCAGAACAGCGACAAGGGCGAGCGGGCGACTGCGGCCGTCTATGCGATGGACACCGCGCACGGCACGCTAGGCGAGATCATCGACTCGCTGGCCGAAGTCGTGTCCTCGCTCGAGGAAGCGGTCGAGTAACACCCGCCTGAACTGTTGACGTGCCCAACTCGGGCGCGTCATATCCCTACAAAGCAACAGAGAAACCAATGACCGACGACGAGATCCTTGCCGCTGCCGACCGCATCCGTGCTGAGCATCGCATCGAGCGCCCCATGTGGCCCTGGGCTTATATGTCGGACCCGGTAAAGCTATCCGAGGTGCGCTCGTCGCATCGCGTGACCGACGATTTGATCAAGGCTGACTTCTCGAAACTCGAGGAGCGGGTAGCAGCTTGGCACGCGGACATGGTCGAGGAGCTGAAGGCCACAGGATATGAACCCGCGGGCGACGGTGCCTTTGGGGATACCTGGATCAAGAAGGAGAAGAAAGATTCCTGACGGCACGCCTGCTGCTCGTCGCCGCCTCGGTCGATACCTGGTCGGGTTCGGATACGCGACGCGTGGGCGATACCGCCCGCGCCCACCGAGTATCTGCCGAGCCAGCCTCAGCCGCTTGAGGGACTCTCGGGGTTCTTGGTGGATGGGCCTATGACCGTGGGGCAGAGGTGGCTATACCCGTGCTATGACGTCGTTCCACCGCCCGCGGCCATACCCGTGCCGAACGTGGGACTACTGCTTCTATTGGCCCTTGGGGTCTCATTTTCTGGAGGAAGAACCATGCGTGAGTTGGAATTGTATGCCGCTGTCTACTTCTCGTCGTTCTGGTCGACGCTGATCTTGGCCCTGATCTTCACAATCAAAGGCAAGATGCCCTGAGTGGCTCGGTCACTTCGATGATCTTCTCGGTATTCGTCGGGATGGTCGTGACCTTGGCCGTCTTCATTGCGGACGAGATCGTTTAAACGCCTAGTGAGTACCACGCAGGCGCGACGTAACGATCTCCTTCTCGCCGGCGATCATAAGTTCGTGGATCGCCCACACCAGGGCGTCAATGCGGTCGGGAGAATAGGAGGCCGACAGGCGCTCCCAAGTGCACATCTGGTCCTCAAGGTTGTCCAGGTGCCCGTCGTTCTTCGATCCGTCCACCTTCATCACGGCACGCCCGACGTGGTGCACCTTGCCTTGCTCGTATTTCTGGGCAATGGGCTCTGCTCGTGCGATCTTGCCGCGCGATGCGTGCACCATCTTCACCGGCATCATGGCATCCGCCCCTTCCAGGACGTGCTTCACCATGTCACCGCCTTGGTTGACCTCGGCCACCACAACGTCCGCCTGCCACGTCGCGAAAGCTTCCGCCACGCGCTTTCCCCAGGCCGCGGGCGAGTACTTGCCTGAGTAGTCGGCTAGCACATAAGCGTGGTTGTCTGACCCAAGGGCCGCAACGATGATGCCCGTCTCGTCTGAGCCATCCTTGTCCGTCGTCGCGGGATCGACCCCCACCACGATACGCAGGAAGTAGAACTGCGGGTCGAGCAGGGTCGGCATGACGTCATACCGGTTACCGTCGATAGTCGTCCGGGCCCACAGGGCACCTTCGAGTTCCTCAAGGAGGACACCATCGAGTTCCTGCCGCCCAAGCTGGCTACCCGAGTACATCTCCCGGAGTTCTTCGATCACTCCCGGGGCGAGGTTGACCGCGTTGCGTTCGGACGAGCCGGTGGTGACGACCACTTCCAGGTCTGCCGGGTTCATCGCGCGAGCCCACAGGCGCTTCACCAGGGGCTTGGGCTTGGGCGTCGTCGAGATGAAGACCTTTGGCTTCTTACCAAGGCGAAGGCCGAACATGGCTTGGTCGAAGGTCTCCATGCGGCGCCATGCCGCAAGCTCGTCCATCCATAGGAAGGAGTGCTGGGGTCCGCGCAGACGCTCGGGTTCATCCGCCGAGTAGAGGGTGACCATCGCGCCGTTCTCCCACGTCACGCGACGCTTGGACGGCTCGTAGAGGGGTCGCCCCATCAGGTTCCCGTTGATGTCGCGGTCCCAGGCGTTGCAGACGGCAATGAGACCCGACTCTCCTTCCACCATGACGTCCCGCACGTCGGCAGCGGTAGGCGCAATCAGGCCCCCACGGTTGTATCCGAGGCGAATGAGGTCTTTCGTCCACTCGGCGCCCGTGCGGGTCTTACCCGAACCGCGTCCTGCCATGTAGAGCCAGAATTTGTAGACGTCGGTCGGGGGCAGCTGCTCGTCCCGGGCGAGGAACTTCCAATCGGTGACCAGCTTGAACATGAGCTCGTCGCCGAGCTCTTCGATCCAGATCGGCACCTGATCCGGGTGCTGCCGGAAGTAGTCCATCGTGATCCCAAGGCGACGCATAGACGCGCCTAGGTTCTCCTCGTCAATGACCGAGGAGTGAACGGTGGAAAGGTCTAATGGCACGACGGATCCTTCGCGTGGGTATCACCGGCTTATGATAGCGGTGGTGGTCATCCTCGTCAAGGATGCCGGGAGGGCAGTAGCAGCCCTCTACCTCATCCTCGGGGTTAGAAGTAGCATCCACCGTGCAAAAGGAGCGAAGAGCTCCGCCTCCTGAAGGTTTTGGGTGGGATAAGAGACTCGGTTCTCGACCGGATGATCAACAACCGCGCGACATTGTGAGCCTCGTCGTCGCCTACATGCTTGAACGACCGCGCGAGGTTGGTAGAGTCCGCGGACGTGAAGGGGTATTGATCGACCACGCCCAAGCCCCGCAGCATGTGGATCTTGGGCTTCTCTGTGAGGCTCTCCAAGGTCTCGAACGCAGCATCCATGCGTTCGAACCAGATAGACGACCTGATATGCCAGTAGGCCTTGCTAGATCCCAGGCAGACCCGTGGGTGCTCCTGTGCGAGGTGCCTCAATCGGTCAAGGGTCTCATGCAGGTGCCAGACTGGCGCGCCTGGGAGGTGGGATGGCCACTCCTTTATAAGGAGGTCCTGTTCTTCTTCGGTGCCTGCTATGACGTCTGGCACGACGCACCAGTCCCGCGCATCGCGGAGGTGCTTCTCACACCAGGCGTAGTAGGCCTTCCAATCGACGGTGATGCCCTTGGTGTGAGCGGAAAAGGCCCCGTTGTCCAGCATCAGGGCCGTAGCTGACTTGGGTAGGTGCTTGACGTCGTACTTGCAGTGGAAGAACGACGCGCAGAAGGCCCTATCCGGCAGGTGCTGGTAATAGCGGTCAGGCGATAGGGGCATCCCGTAGTAGTGCACGGGCTCAGGGGCGCAGTCGGTACTCGAAGTGGGGATCGGCATCTTTTGCTTTCAGCACCTGGTTGGCGCGCTTGAGGTTCGCATAGGCACCGAACTTCGTCCAGTCACGGAAGAACAAGGTAGCCCGTCCAGGTCGGGCCCTCTGCTCAACCACCACCTTCTTGGGTAGTCGGGTCGTCGAAGGCATGGGACGCTCGCGGTCGTCGGGCATCAAGGAGGAATGCTTGCTCATGAGTTTGCCTCTGCTATTGCTTCACAGAACCCACGAGGGCTCGAGCTTCGGTAGATCTTCTCCTCATCAACGTCCTTGAACCAGAAGGAGCAGGTTATCTGTGACGTGATGATGGGCACGGGTTTCTTCTTCGGCATCACGAAGCCATTGCCCGTCCACAAGAGCGTCTTCTTCGAGTAGGCATCGCGGGGTGGGATCTTGTCAGGCCAGACAGGATGGGCGTCGTCCTCGGGTAGATAGCCACCGTAGTCTGCCGGGATGAACTGATAGTCTCGCTTCCTCCACAGCGTTGAGGCCTTCCCGATTGGGTTCTCGATGAAGTAAGGTGCGCCCACGGCGTCTGCATAGCGCTGCACGAAGTAGAGGCGTGCCATCGCGTCGTCAAGATAGTTCGGGTTCGCCTCGAGCTTGCGGGCTCTCCATGCGTTGCCCGCAGATGACAGGTCAGTGCACGGCGGGAACCCGCCGACGAACCAAGGATGCGGGTGCGCCTCGATCAGCGCGTCTAGGGCGCCTGGTTTGTCACTGTCCCACGGGTGGTAGACGACGACCCCGTTACCGACGACCTCACGGCGCTCCTCCTTGATCAGGAAGTCGTAGCAATGGACGGTGAACCCTCGACGGGCCCATGGTTCGGGAGCATAAGGTGTGACGTTGAACAAGAGGACGACCTCAGTTCGTTTGATCCCATCACGACGTCGAGCAGGCAGCTGCTCGTGATCGTACTGCTCGAGAAGGTTCATTCGATCACCCACAGCGGCAACCCGCTCTTGCGCATCAGGCCCAGCATGTGGGCCGTGCCTTTGCCACCTGGGAACGCGACGCAGCAGTCAGGTTGTCCGTCACTCAGCATCTCAGCATTGCGGATGAAGCCTGCACCCTTCTTGTGCTTGTCCCAATCGGCCTCGTAGATGACCTCCGGGATACGACGAAGGCGGGCCCATTCCCCGGAGAGCCGATCAGCGCCGCGGGCTCCGCCATGGATCACCGCAGTCACACCGTGCTTCGCGTGCACCGTAGCCAGCACCGAGAAGATCCGGGACTTGTCCATGTAGTCCCGGCCACCTGTGACCAGGACGCGCATCAGGCGACCATGCCTTTGCCACCGGGGGTGTGCTGCAGACGGTCGAGGACCTCGAGCATGATCTCGTCCCACGACTTCTCGTCCAGGGACCTCGACTGGAAGTCGGTGCGGTCGAGATCCACCTGGGCGGCTTTGTCCACGTCGCGTTCCTTGTAAGCCTGCTCGCCCAGCTCCTCGGCGATCATGCACCGCGTGATTGGATCATCTCGCAGGAGGCCAAGGATCACGGCCATCCGGTAGCGCGGGAACTCGTTGACGAGATCGACGAGACCCTGGATCACGGCTCGGTGGACGATCTCGCCCAAGTTCAACTCGAGGTGCAGTTCAGACATCTTCGGTTCCTTCGGTGTCTAGGTTAGAAGTCGCAGGTCTTGCGAAGGCCGCAAGCGAAGCCCCGCCGTGATCATAGGTCGCCAGGGCCTATGTTGCTCCTGATGGAATACCAGACCCAGGTGATAGCAGCTGCTGCCACGATCAGGTCGAACCAGTTACCAAGCCAGACGTCGTAAGGCACAGTAAAGGCGGAGATGATCACGATGAAGCGCTCGAAGGTCGAGGCGACGACCCACGCCGCCTCGATCTCAGCCTTCAACCAGCTAAGGTAGAAGGCGGCGTCCATGTCAGGAAGCCTTCGACACGACGGCGCGGAAGAACCCACCGCTGAAGGCGAGCGTGGCGCCCAGCTGCCACATTGCGAGTCCCGCGGTGTTGACGCCGAAACGCTGCAAGGTGCTCAGGATCGTGTCCGAGAAGAATAGGCCGACGACCAAACCACCCAGAGTGCCCATCAAGGTGCCCAGGATGATCGCGAAGAAGACGAGTGCGACGCCTGCGAGGGCGGTCAGGAGTGCAGTTGCAAGCTTGTCCATGCGGATCAGGTCCTTTTCGTGAGGATGAGTTGGTGCTCCTGCCGGTAGGCTGTCCAGCCGGTCAGGATGAGGACCAGCGCCATGACGAAGGCGTGGGGGATACTCTTCGGGGGCGAGGTGAACCGACGTTGCGGGCGCATTGATCTACTCCATGTTTAAACAGGGCGGTCCTAGGAGGATTGCACTCCTGCCGAGGCCCGATGGTACTCGAGACTCCACGATACAGGCCTAGGCTCTGCATCGTCGAGCACGGAATCAGGTTCGCTCCTCATCGCGGACAACCTTGACGCCCATGTTCTCGAGCGCTTGCAGGACTCGCTCCTTGACCTCGCCTGGATCTTTGTCTTCGTCCTTGTCGAGATCGACCTCCTTGGGACGCAGGTGAGAGTGCAGATATGGGGCTGCTTTGGCCGCGACGGCAGCGGCAAGCTCCGGATTGGGTGGAACCATGATGGGATTGCCCGTCTCGGCGTCCAGGATTGGCGTGCCGTTCTCGTCGGTCGCGGGATAACCGCTGAAGGCCCGGGCCGAGATCACGGCGAGCATGACCACGGGATCCCAGTTCTTCATGCCGGTGTCTCGTTCGACGGCCGCGCGGCACTCTTCAATGAGTTTAGTACGCTTGTTCTTGACTCCGCGACGTTGCAGTCCGCGCTGGGATCCGTCAGACGCGACCGTCTTGTGGGAGAACACCATGGGCAGTTCATCGTTGAATTCTTCAGACAAGTTCTACCTCATAAGCAGGTGTTCTAATCCTCTTTCTCAAGTAGGATAACTCGCTTGTATCCTGCTTTTCTGGAAACGTCGACCAGGAAGGCAGGTCTCAGCGTGATCGACCTGGCAGCCAGCGAATGGAAACAGCGTGCGGACGCCTACTAATGGTAGAATCTCAACCGCCCTTACGCACGCACTCGCGCGACGTTCAAAACAACAAATCCCCCTGATCACTCAGTCCTGGCACAGAATCCCCGGATTCCCTGTCAAACCACCACGGTGATGCACCCTAATACCGCAAGTCTGCATCGCCAAACCCATTGAAACTAAAGCACAATCTCTGGTGATGCGCTCGCATCGCTTGCATCACGCATCAGCTAACCCATTGACAACTAAGAAATGATGCAGACGATGCAAGCGGATTCCACGAGAATCCTTTTTCCAAATTGCGTCTCACGCGCGCGCGTAAGCACGCATCGCCAGCCCGCATCACCGCACCAATGAAAGCGGGCTGGAAACCACGCCCAGACGGGGCTCATTCCCCACTGTAGACGAAGTTTCCAGCCCTACCGTTCTCGCACGGTGGACGCCCATCCCTGGTTCGCCACATACTCCAGACGCCTCCGCGCAAGCGAACCAAGGCCTATGACGGTTGCTAGGCAACAACCGCAGAACGGCACAGGAGGCGTGTCTCGATCAGTGAGCAGCAATCGACTCAGCAAGCGAACCCACCGCCGTCGTGACCATGCCCATGATCAGCGGAAGGCCCATCAGTTCGAACGCGACGACGAAGAGGCACAGGATGCCATATTGCTGCAGGTAGCCCATCAGAACAGCTCCCCCAGTTTATGCGCGGCGAACGCGAGGACGAGGATGCCCAACGCGTAAGCAAGCACAGGTGATGACTGCAACGCGTCGAACGCGTCAAAGGCAGTTGATGGCGCATGGATGAACTTCATCTCAGTACACCAGCTCCAGGTTGTCATTCAAGCGAACGCCCGACTTCCCTTTCGGGGGCAGCGCGAGACGGCCGCACGGCAGAACGAAGCCAGTTTTGGTACCGTCGGTCAGCGGCACAGCGACGCGGTCACGATCACCCGACAGGATCACCCGGTTTTCGAGCATCGACCAGCCGCGCGGAGCGAGCGCGGCAATCTTGTCGTGTTGGGCCTGCGTCATAAGGCGGCGGTCGAAGGCAAGTTGTTCAAAAGATACGCGTCGAGTGCTCATGGTCATCACCGTTGCTGTGGGTCGCGACGTGCCACCCTATAACCGACTTATACATCTACCTCGCGAACCTGTCAACAGAAATTGATGTCAACCGCGAAACAAGGATACTACTCGCTTATATCCTCATTCCCCGGTTGACGCGTTTAAACGCTCACCCCGGCGGCCCTTGCGTTGTCAGCATCACGGGTGGATGATGCTTGCCGAGGATGGTCAACCGAACGGCGCCGCCCGCGTTCAGATCGGCCAGCTCCTTCAGCGTGGGTTCCCAGACAGACGTCATTTGCGCCTGACCCTCGACTACTTCGTCGAGGATAGCGAGGGCGTAGTACTCATCCTGGGTTTCCGCCAGGATGCGCGTTGCGTTCGAGATGCGAAGGGGCAGCATCAGAAAGGACTCGTGGTGAAGAGCCTCAGCTGGGACCCCTCATGCGGCTCGTGGATGCCTTTCTGGCTGTCCCAGCCGGCATCCGTGACCAGCTGCCAACCGCAGATGACCGTGGCTTTGCCCGTGTCGTTGACGTGACAGACCTCGGCTTCATCGTGGCCCTGCTCGACCATCTTCGCCATGGCCGAGGCTAGTTCGTGGACCTTCATTGGACCCTCCTACTTGTTGATGGCGCGACCAATCGCGCCGTGGTACGGTTTGACGTGAACAGATTTGAGCTCCGGGATGGCCAGCTTCCACTGCTCCTCCGTCAAGCGTGACTTGCACGTTGCCGTGCCGAAGTCCCAGTGCAGTTCAGCCTCGCGCGATGGCTGCTGCGAGATGCGATCCACGACACGGATAAGCAGCCCGTCGAACTGATCAGGCCGGTAGATCCTCAGGTTGCCCGTCTTGCTCTCGTGGTTCATCCCGCACCCTCCACCGTCCTTCGCCTCCGCGCGGACGAGCTGGCACAGCTGCTTGGTCGTAAGGCCTGCCCAGATGTGCATCCGGTCGAACTCGAGATGGTCGGGATCCACGAACTCGATGCCCACGAAGCGGTGCGCGACGACGTAGGCGCAACGGCCGTCGGGCTCTGACTCGTAGATCGTCCCCTGAACCTCGCCTCCGGCCTTTGCAACCAGAGTAGCCCTCGAGCGCTCCTCGAGCAACCGGGATTCGACCTCTTCACGCGTGATGGTAGGGACGACCGCGCGAACCGCCTGCTGACCCAGCTCTGTGAAGGGCTCGCAGGCATCCGGATGGCGCTCCATGATCGACTCAACGGCCTTCTGCATGTTGGCCTTGAACGACTCGAACCCTTTGACCTTCGGCGGGCGGTCGTCGGTCAGCATGTCATTGATCATGGCATCCCGAAGGACCGCGAGCGACGCCATGGCCTTCGTGACGTGAGACAGGCCGCTGTCCGCGTCGATATCTTCACCTTCCCACCAGGAGTCAATATGGCCCTTTGCCGCATCAACGTAAACCGACGCGCGAACCCCAGCCACCCGGTAGTTATGGCGTCCGTACTTGCGCGCGCCTTCGAGCATGGCGACGCCAAGTTCCCAGATGATGGTCGTGGGCACCGTGCAGTATTGCCGCCACTTGCGAACGCCCACGGCGTCCTTCGGGTTGGTATCTTTCAGCATGTCAACTCCTTGACGTTGAGTAGACGGGATTACAGGATCTGCTCCTGCCCGCGGCGGTGGTTGAGGACATGGTAGCGCCTTTCGCCGTTCGAGCGTTCGCCCTCAATGTGGGACATGGGTCGGCACAGCATCACGCCGCGTTGACCGTCAGGCCGCACCTCCTGGTGAAGGAAGCCCCAGTGATCCGTCGCACCCATCCAGGCGAACCCGACCACGATATAGGTCTTCCGGTTGCCTAGGTGCAGCAGTTTGATGCCCAGGAGATCGTCGTCCGGCTTCCAGCGGTCGACGTCGAGAGTCTCGTAGGTCAGCTCTGGTTTCTCAGTCGTCATCCTCAACCCCTTCAGGTTCTTGGTAGTGTGTCCAGACGATCTTGCGGAGGCAAGTGTCATGGATGTCTTTCTCGGTGACCTCACGGAGCACGTTGGCGTCTGTCAGCATGCGGTGAACGGTGAAGACATCGGCCAGCTCTTTTTCAAGGAGCTCTCGGTTTGTCTTCTGCTCGAGGTCGTCCGGGTGGTAGCTGTAGAAGCCATGCCGGAGAACTTTCGCAATGGCCTGCTGCACCTCGGCAGCTTCTTCCATGAGCATCACGAGGAGCTCTGTATCGGCAAGAGTCAGTGGGTCCTCAGAGATCTTGATCATATCGGTTCTCCTACTGTAAAGGTGATAGGGCAGACCTCGAAGTTGTCATGCCCCAAGTTCTGACGCGCGGAATTCGACGCGGCGCCTTTCGATTGGAAGACCTTCGCCTCCTCGACGCTGTCTGCCCAGGTCGAGCGGTCCTCATACATCCGACCAGTGTTGCGACGTGGGGTTAGGTAGCACCAGCCAGCCCCACCCCAGTGTCGAACTATGCACTTCATCGGATTTCCTCCTGTAGTATGATGAAGGGCCAGTAGGTGCCCTAGATTGGTCGGTAGACGACCTGGCAGACGCGGAAGCGCTTGTCGTCTCGGATCACGGCTCTTGCCTCCCGTTGATGGCTGCTTGGACAGCAGCCTGTGGCGTCTCGCCGTGACCTTCAGACAGGCGACCGCCGCTGGTGTGCTGGATCGCGCAGTACCATCCCATCGGTTTGTGGATGTCGACCGCGTAGATGATTCGGGTGTGCTCGTGATCGAGCCGGTACAACCACCAGCCCGCGGGCAAGGTCAGGTCGACTGATCCCGCCGACGTACCAAACTTCTCTTCGATCCCCGGCGTATAGTCGCTGGTCGGGATGTAGGCCGAAACGAGGACAGGATGGCGGCAGCCGATTGTGACGAGGCCCGCCTCGACCAGCTCCTGCATGGACTTTGGCAGGTTGGGTTCATAGGCGCGGTACCACTCGCCGACCTTGACGCGTTCGAGCAGCTTCTGCGCGCGATTGGAAAGGGTCATGGGTTCACACTCCAAAGGCAGCGAGGACGCGCTCTCGGAAGTCGGCATCCTCCCGCATCTTCTGGCGATACATCATCAGGATGAGATTGTCCAGTTCGACCACCGACGTGCGGAAGCCGCGGCCCCAGGACTTCATATGGGGATAAGCGTTCCCGTTGGCCATGTCGTGGTTCGTGCTCTCTCTCGCGTCGAGGGCCATCTGTAGGGGCGAGCCCCACCAGCCATTGCTGTTGAGGCCCGTCGCGTAAGCTCCTGGCTCAGGACCGTCGAGAGCGCCCGAGAGCAAGGCCGTCTCGACGCCTAAGGCGGACGCCGCGGCCTTCACACCGATGGATGGAACTGTCACAGCGCCGCCCATCAGCGCGAGGAGTGATCTGCGGTTCATTGGACTAGCGACTCCACATGCTCGATGGTAGCGAGTTCACTTGCTTTCATGGTTCATCTCTGTTGCTGATAAGTAAGTTATACGGTTGCTACCGCACGTTAGGCAACCACGGAATAAGATGCAGGCCTTTCACCTGCTCGGTGCTATGCACTCAGGGCGGGCCTATGCGTCGAGCGCGGCCAGCTCCTTCAGGATGTCTTCCTTCGACTTGGCGCCGAGTTCAGCATCCTCCTTTGCGGCCAGCGCCTCGAGCAGCTTCTGGCGCTTCTCGGCTTTCGCCGCCGCGGCCTTGCGGGTTTCCTGCTCCTCGAGCTTCACCGAGATGATATGCTTCAGGATATCCAGTTTGAGCGTCAGCTCCGCCTTGCGCGGGTTGACCTGAATGGCGACGAAGGATTCTTCCGTGACCACCTTCAGCGCCGAGTTCACGTCGCGCGCGATGGTGTCCAGGTCGGCCTTGACATCACGAGTGACGCCGCCCATGAGCAACGGCAGATCCCACAGCTGCTCGGTGGTCAGCTCTCCCTTGACGGAGGCGAAGCGGAGCTTCTTGCGGGAAGCAGTTTCGAAGATGTCCATGGCTGTTCTCCTCAGAATTGGACGTTGAATGCGTGGGACTTGCCCGACTCATTGACGACGACGGTAGCCCGGTCGCCACGGGTTGACGAGAAGCCGACACCAGACAGCTGGTCATCGGCAGGCAGGCACTTGGTCCGCGCGCCCAGCACCTCGAAGACCTTCCGGTGCGGGTCGAGGGTCGAACGCAGGAACTCGTTGTAGATCCCGCGGGTGGCGTTGGGGTTCTTCAGGCCGTGAAGCATGAAGAACCAGTGCTTGTTGCCGATGGTCTGCCCATCCCAGAAGTTCGGGGACAGCATCAGCGTGTCGACCGGGATGAGCCTCTGCGACGATACGCCCCACTTCTCTTGCGACGACGACCCGACGGTCATCTTCTTCAGCATGGTGACCTCAGCCAGCTTGCCCGACTGGACCTTCAGCTTGAGGCAGTACAGTTCACCAGTCGGGGACGTCGGCATCGAGTACTGCTTGATGTATCCGGCATACTCAACCTCGAGCGTGAACCCGACGTCAACGGATTCCCGCTTCATGTACTGGTTGACGATGACCTGGTACTCACCATCGGCCAGCTTGCCTTGCCACGTCACGTTCTCGACGGGATCACGCGAATGATGGCCGCCCGCGTTCATGTCCACGTCCAGCTTGTTGCACTTGTTGTAGAAGGAGATTCGGTTCCCGTTGGGTTCGATCACATGGAGGTCGAGGTCGTCGAAATTGTGCCACCCGAGCGAGACGCGCATCGTGCCAGTGACGTTACCGCCCGCGGCCTTGACGCGTTCCTTGATCGAGTCGGTCACCTCGCCGTCGTAAGACCAAGCGAAGTTGTTATCCCACTTGAACAGGTTCCCCGCGTCCGGGTGAACAGGCGCGGTGAGCGACATGAAGTTGCTCAGGTGCTTGTTCTCGAGGGCCAGCTTGATGCTGGTCGCCGTCGGGATCACGTCGGTCAGGAAGTCATCCATCATGATCAGCGAAGCCGTCCGCAGGTCGACCGACGGCACCTTAACGTCGCCGGACAAGAGACCAGAAATTCCACCCTTCATCGAGCCCTTGACCGAGTTGTCCACCCAGAGCACGTTGTTCACCGTCACGTCAGACAGGCGAGCGAACCGACGCTCAACTGCAGTCGTCAATCCGAGCTCGCTCAGTTTGGCTACCGCAAGGTCCACCATCTTCGCCGTGATCAGCGCGGTCGGGCGCTTGTAGTTCGTCGGCGCCACCTTCGCCTCGAAGGACTTCACCGCGTGTTCGATCTCGACACCTTCGGACAGGTCCACGAGCAGTGTTCCGATTGCAGTGTTCCGGAAGCGCGCAGCCGGTTCGTCCAGGTGATCCCAGACGAAGGCCTCGCGGTCGGACGGCGACTTCACCGCGAACGCCTGGACGAGCCGTTTAAACGAGGTGACCTGCTCACGGAACTCAGCACCGCGGTAGATTGCTTTCGAGTCGATCAGGTCGAGTACCGCATCGAAGGCCTCGATCTTGAGCTCCTCAAGGCCACGGCGCAGGACCTGCGCGACGGCTTCAAGGTTCGACCGCGCGGTGTCGGGTTCCGCTGCGTAGTGCCGCGACGCGATCTGACCGACAAAGTGGTTAAACTTGCGGGTCTCACCGTCGACCAGTCCCAGGTTCGATTCAATGCCGAACCGGTGCTCCTTCGTGCGGTAGACCGTCTTGATCGGCATTTGATCAACCAGGGCCGACATGCGCGCGGCGACCGTCGCGTAGGGCTCGGGTAGGCCGTCAATGTCCCAGATCGACGTGCGCTGGTCACCCGCGCCGAACGCGACGACGTGACCCAGGTGCCGCACAAAGTGCTTGCAGCAGGAGCAGTCGTGCTCGGTGCGTTCGCGGTAGATCGGGTTCGATCCCGCAGGGAATGCCGCGAGGTAGGAGTCGAAGATGTCTTCGACCTCGACGACGAAGAGCTCACCCTGTGACATGGCGGCGAACTTCGCTTCGACTGCTTTCGAGAAGGCTTGGAAGTCGTTCATCGGGGGCTCCGTTGATGCGGTTTTAGCACGGTTGATCTAGTGGAATCACGTTCGGGCATAAGCGAGTTATACGCAATGTCAGTTTCAGATCTTAGAACGGCATATCCTCGATAGCCTCCAGCTCGACGGGCGCGACGACGAGCGGCTCTTCGTCCTCGTCTTCGACGTCCTCGGACTGCTTTTCGACGTCCTTCCAGCCCGCCTCCTCGAGCTGCTCACGGAGACCGGGGGCTGCCGCGTCCTCGTTGTCCTCGAGCAGTTTCAGGATGCGCGCCCAGGCGTGCACTTCCATCTCGATCTTCACTTCCTCGGTCGCGGACAAGCCATTGGGGTTGGTCGACCCAGGCTTGGCTGACATGCCAAAGGTGGTGAAAGCCGCGATAGGCACTACTCCGTCGTTGCGGAAGATGATCATTTCTTGGTACCAGTGTTGAGGATGTCCTGGATGATCGAAGTGACAATGAGCCCTTGCCGCGCGCGGGCAATGTCGTCCTGCAACGAGTGAAGTCCGTAGCCAGCCAGTAGCACGACGACGGCGGTTACCATGCCTGCATTGAAGTACCAGAACTTCACGACGAGCACTCCTTGTTCACCGTGCCATCTACCGCCAAGACCTTCTCAAGGAAGTCCTTCAGCTGGAGGCGCGCGAACTGGATCGCGCGCTGATCAGCGACGGCCGGGATAGCGATTGCGACGCGGTGGAACTGGTGCACGAGCATGCCCGCGCGCATGATGAAGTTCGGTTCCTTGCCACGCGGATCAGCAATAATCTCGGCTTCCGAAACCTCCCAGACCGCGGGTAGGGAGTTCGCCGCTTTGCACGCGGCGAAGTCCTGTTCCATCAGGTCGCCGCGCACTTCGTGCCAGGTGCCTTCGCCTAGGAACTCGCCCGCCCCAGGAATATAGATCCACTTCTTCACTTCAAGTCCTCCTCGGTGATGGTATGCTGCTCCTCCTGAGTGCAGGAGTGGAAATACCAGGACGAGAAGCCCAGGTTGTGCTTCTTCTGCCACTCGTCGATGGCTGCGCGAACCATGACTTGCAGGTCGGCCTTCTGCTCGCCTGACACGTCAAAGACCGGCTCGCCGTCCTCGTTCGAGAAGTCCTCAGCGCCATCTTCCGCACCTTCGAGGAAGCTGTCCGCGTCGAACGACTGGGAGAGGGCAATGTGCCGGATCGTGCACCACTCGGTGGTCACGACGTCGCCAACGTCAAGGTCGCCGTCGTTGATGGCGTCACGGATGGCCTCCTCGCGCGTCGCGCAAGGCCCACCGTGGTAGGTTTCCGTGTCTCGGGTCCACCAGAACCCGTCTGCGTTGCTCATTCTGATCATGTCGGTCCTCCGTTGCTAATAACTCAGTTATAGATCATACTGCTCGCCTCGCATACCACCAGAACGAGGAGAACCTGACTGGACGTGCTGCAGAGACCAGTACTTGACCTGGGCGAAGAAGTCGCGGTGCAGCTGACCAGGTTCACCGATCACGACCGCGGTGTTCCCGTAGACGACCATCAGGCCGCGGGTGATGGGTTTCGCCGGGTGCAGTTGTGTGACGTTCAAAGCCAACCCTCCTTGATCTGCTTGTCCACCAGCGCGTTTAAACGTGCCGCCATTGCCTTCGCGGAGCCCAGGTTTTCCTGCTCGAGGAAGATCTTCTTCGGCACGCCGTCAACGAGCCAGTTGAACTTGTCCTCGAACAGGTACCATCCAGCATCGCGAACGCGCACCCACCAGAATGCCAACCCACCCGCCTTGCGATGCGCGACCAGCCAGTTGCGCTGGTGCGCGAGTCGAGGCTCACCGGTTGAACCGAAGCGGATCAAGGTCGTGTCCTTGATTGGCAGGTCCTTGAGGAACTTCCCTTCGAGGAAGATGGTCAGGCCGTTGATGCAGGCCATGGTGTCAGGGATGCCGGAGGACAGCTTGTCCTCGAACCGCTGACAGTGGGCTCCATCGGCCTGCAGGTGGGTGCGGAGGGTGCGTGTCGCGCTGGTTTCAGACATCAGTAGGTTTCCAGGTGCTTGTCGAGTTCATCCCGGAAGGTTATCATCTGCTTCCGGGCGTCTTCAAGCGCCTCTCCGGGAGTCGTCCCCTGACCGCAGAAGCGGTACTTCGACGACTCGGCAATCGCCTGGTACATCGTCGCCCACATCCGAGTGATTGACCAGCCGGGGTGCACGATCTGCGCCTGCCCGCCGAGCGTGACCACAGGCTCCCAGCCGGGCGACATGCCCACGAGCATCCCCGTAGACAGGCCCGCGTGATCGGGCTTGGGGTCGGCGCCTTGATCCATGTAGTCAGTCGTGGGAGCGACCAACCGCGCGTCACGTTCCGCAATAGACTCGGCCAGTTCGCCGTGGTTGTCACCTTGTTGCATCAGGGTTCTCCATTACACAGAGCAACATGGCGAGGTGGATGGTCTCGCCTTGTGCGAATGCGTCGTCCAGGGCGTCGTGAGCGTGCAGCAGCGACGCGTTTTCCTGCTGCGCGTTGAGCATGTCCTCGTGACCCGCCCAGGTGATGGTCTCCTCGAGCGTGCGGATATCACGCCACTTGCGGTAGCCGATAGGCCGCTCGACCTTCGCGGAATCCGCCATGCTGTCCAGGATCGCCGCGTCGAACTGAGGACCCTTGCAGTAGACCGAGGGGCTGCCGTTCGACTTGATCCAAGTGAGCAGGTTGGACATGACTTCGCGAATGGACGGGCCGTTCGCGACGCCGAATGAGTTCTGGATCACGCCCTGCTCCTGCTCGAACCAGAAGCGCAGCGTGCCCTCCGTGATCGAGCGACCCAGGTCGATCTGCTGCTGGATGTTAACGCAGGAGTAGAACGTGCCCTCCTTCTGAACCCCGTCGGGCGTGACGACGCAGGCGCCGATGCTCAGGACGACAGCGTCCGAGTTCGTGCCCAGCGTCTCAATGTCGAGCGAGATGGCTTTCATGCGGTAGTCCTTTTCAGGGTTGTGGCAGCGTAGCCGCCGAGAAACAGCCATCCCACCACGAGATGGCCGAAGTAGAAGCACGCAAGCGCACCGATGCACAGGAGCACACCAAGAGCCCGCAGATCCGCCCGGCGCTTTTCGTCAGCGCTTGCGCGGTCGATGTCTTCCTGTGCAACGAGGCGGGGAAACGCGCGTCCCGCCTTAGACGCGTGCTGCTGAAGGTTTATGACGTCCCCCGGCATCACTGCCCCTCCTTCTTGGTCGGGTCTTTTTCTTCGCGGACGCCGGTCACTTCGACCAGGGCCTGCTTCGCGCGGGTCACGGCGACGTAGATCAAGTTCATCTCCTGCGCGACCTGCCAGTCCTGCTTCGCGAACTTCGACGGCATGAAGGCTTGACGGTCGAGAAGGTAGACCGTGTTCCACTCGAGGCCTTTCGACTTGTGCGCCGAGCAAAGCGTAATCAAGCCTTTGCCTGACACGTTGTCCGCGAACATCTCCTGGATCATCTCGACCATCTCGGAGATCTGCGACTTGCCTTCGGCGCGGCTGCGCTCGATCAGGGTCAGCAGGGTCTGGCACTCGTCGGCGATGCGGTCGGCTTTGTTTTCCTTCTCGGCTTTGATCGCCTTGGCGACTTCGCGCTCTTCGTACTCGCGGACCTTCGTCTCGAGCGCATTCACCGTTTTGATCGAGGACCAGCGGGTCGCCATCTTGATCAGGTTTTCCCCGATGGAACGACCTTCGATCTTCGCGGGCAGGCCCATGCGGATCATCTTGAAGCACAGACTTACCAGGTACTTGTTGTACCGGCACAGGATCGCCATCTCGGAGTAGTCGGCGCGTTCGATGGTCGGCAGCATGTCGAGCAGGTCCTGATAGGCCAGCTCCGTCACCGAACCAATCGGCGCGTTCTCGTGCGCCTGGATGTGATCCACCCACTTGCGGGCGTGAGCGACGACAGCTTGCGGGCAGCGATAGGACACGGTCAGCGGCAGCTGCACCGCGTCGAACGCAGCAGCGATCTGCTCGAGAGCGTCGTTGTCCGCGCCGGTGAAGCCAAAGATCGCCTGGTGGGGGTCGCCGACGGCAACCAAGCGTGCCCGCGGGCCCATCACGAGACGAGCCAGCGCGCGGCGCGTCGGGTTGGTGTCCTGGGCCTCGTCAACGAGCACCCAGTCGAACTTGTGCCACGGTGCGAGGCGCACGGGCAGCGCGAGCGGCAAGTAAACCATGTCGTCCATGTCGATAGTCGCCAAGTCGCGGTTCGAACGCGTCAGGACCGAGAGGGCGAACTTCATGGCGACGCCTTCCATGCCCTCCGGGATCGAATCCGCCAAGTCGAAGTGCGCGACCATATGCTCCCAAGCCGCGAAGTCGCGCATGTCAGACAAGCCCTCGCGAACCTGCGACGATGGGACGAAACCGCGATTCTTCGCCATTGACACGAGCGACTCGACCGCACCTGCGATCTGTCGCAGGTCTTCGCGTTCGCACTGGCCCTCGGCTTCCTTTTCCAGGATCATGGCTTCGACGATGCGCTTCACTTTGCGGTCGTTGATTGTGACATTGACGCCTTTTCCGGCGTGCGAGCGGACGATGCTGAAGCCGAGCGAGTGGAACGTCGAGGACTCGACGCGCTCCAGCTTCTCGGAAAATTGGGTGCGGGCAGCCAGGTCCTTGCGGGCGGACAGTTTCTCTTTGATCTCGTCGGCCATCTTCTTGTTGTAGACGCCGAACCAGACCTTGCCGCGCATCATGGCGATGCCGTTGAGGAGAGTGGTCGTCTTGCCCGCGCCGGCGACGGCGTTCAGGATGCAGTTCCCGGTCTCTTTGGAGACCCAGTCGTAGAAGCGCTGCTGAGCGAGCGAAGGTTTGAAGGCGGCCATGTCAGTGTTCCCGTTGATGATGCGGGCGACGACGTGACGCCCGCACCGAACGCATAAGCCAGTTATGCCTGACCTGTCAACAGTGCTTCAAGCTCACCCGCAACCTCGAACGCGTCTACGAAGACGTTCTGGATATGCGGGATGTCTGCCCGGGCCGTCTTCGACCCATGCGTGACGACGAACTCGCCGCCCTCCGCGCGGATATCGCATGACCCGAGTCGGGCTCTGAGTGAGTGGCGGATCTCGGCCATCATGGTCGGAACGAGCGCTTCCTGTTCAGTCATCATCGCCTAAGATTCCCAATGCGAAGTCGACCAGCACAGCCGAGAAGTGCCATCCAAGCCCTGCGGCGAAGGACATGGCGAGCACCCAGGTGAAGTTGTCGAGCATCAGATCGCCAGCAGCTGCTGAACGGGAGCCTTCTTGAAAGGCATGAGCGTCTTGTAACCGACCAGCTCAAGGATGACGCCGCCTTCCCACGACTCAACGAC